CCAGCGGAAGACGTGTCCTGTAGCACTTCAGCGGAATCGAACTTGGGGACAGTCAAAATGTGATGTCTCGTCACACTTGGCTGCCTCGCTTGCACGATATTCGTCTCATATGCTATAGGATTGGGCACCATATACGCTCCTGATGGAAATGAAAACAAATCAGTAGCGACAAGGACATTGTCCGGTGAATAAGTTAAGCCCATTCCACGCCCAGCACTAGGATTCCAGTCGGCGGCAATCAACTTATAATTGATTGGACCACCGCTGTGTGTCCTATAAAGCTGAGCCCAGTAGGCTATTTGATTCGGATTGAAAAAATATGTATCGTCAACAAGCACTCCAGCCACAAACAACTGAGAAGCGGGCCAGGAAATCCTGGAAACTGCTTCTGTTGTCTGAGCAAAAACGCAATAACGCTTACAATAGTCCAACACCGAGTTCACATTCACCGTAGCCATTACTGGCGGGGCTGGCTCCTTAACCTCTGGCGAAGATAAGACAGCTGAGCCCGCATCAGTAATGACATCAGTCTCCTTAATCTCTTCTGCAGCTTTCATCATCTGCATCGACCAAGCATAATGGTGCTCATGGGTGAATGGATTTAGAATTTCTCCTTTGACCCACTGCCTGTACACTTGTGTATAGGTAATGGGAATCTCTTTGACTTCCTTCTCTCTCCAAACAGCCCATATCTTCTCTCTCAAATCATCAAATTCAGACTTGCCGGCAGACCATCTGCGCCGCAAGGCATCATTGCCGACTACTATCATTGCTTCAATTTCACCCATTGTGGAACCCCAGTAACAGAGGCTCTTTAGGATGCTCTTAAAACACGTGACAGGATAATATTTCTGACCAGGAACATCGTTCCCAATGCGGGTGGTACACTTCAAAAACTCACATTCATGCAAGTCTTTATACTTATAAAGTGCGCCATCCTTAGCAGCGTTGGTAAACTTAATCCCATAAGAACTCAGAAACTTAACTAAAGTCTCGGCATTAAACACCTCGCGAACAGCTGGTGAGAGTGACGCGATATTATCATCGCCACCCGCTTTCAAACCAACATTCTTCCGAAAGTGATGAAGAGAAGAGAGTTCAGGACACAACTCACCCATAATATCAATCCAAGCCAGACGATAATGGAAACACACAACCAGTGAACACAGTAGAAAAGTCATCCAATTTCCACTTGCATTCC